TCTCGCCTCTTGAGGGGTAAAATACCCATTCTTTGATGCAGGCTTAATCTCCACCGTATAGCTTGAATCGCTCATTGTGTTAGCTCCCTTTGTTTAGTTAAGTATGCTTTTGAGGCTTCCTCTGGCGTGTCATGATGTCCTAAATGTATTTGTCTTCCCTTGTGAGTAATGCGAGCCTTGTATGCCTTACCTTTTTGGGTGTTTTTTAGAACCCCACGGTAGCCCGTTGAACTGCGAACCTTATGGCTATTTAAGCTGTTTAGTGATTTAGTGGCGAGCCTTAAATTATTACGCCTGTTGTCGGTCTTGTCTTGATTGATGTGGTCAATAATCTCGTTTTCTTTTGCGTCCATAATCAGGCGGTGTATATAAACAACCTTGCGCAATCTTTTACCGTCTACCAGCTTTTCTAGGTACTTTTTGGCATATCCCTCTTTAGTTACAGTCCAGCTATACTGGCTGACTAATTCTAGGTCTTGGGCGTCGATAAGGATAGTCTTGCCGTTAGTGCTAAGTATCCCCATATTACCCCCTATGTCCGTTCACCCAAGCAACGATTATTGCTGCGATTGCTGTTGTAAAGGTAGCCAGCCAGATAAGGACTTTTCTACCAGCAGTTATGGCTTCAAGAGTAGAAGTTACTTTATCTAGCTTTTCGTTTATCTCTTTGCTACTTTCTTTAAGTTCGTCGATGTCTTTTTGCATGGTTTTTTGGTGTTCTTTCATAACAGCCTGAATTGTTTGAACGTCGTTTATGGTTTTCTGTTCTCTAGTATTCATAGTGTTTTCCTATAGGTAGGCGTTTTTAGCCTTAACCCACGCCATTCCAGATAAATCGTTCCTGTACTCAATCGAGTTCATCGTACCGTCTGACATAGCATTGATGTAGTAGCTTGCTTTAGCCGATACGGATAAAGTGTCGTCCGTTGTTTGATTACCTATAAACGTATGGCTAACGGCAGAAAGGACAATTACATAAACCATGGTGTGAAAGTTTGCCAGCCCCTCAGTATTATTAGCGGTGCTTAAAGACATGTGAACGGTGGCTGGTCCGTTGCCTGTTCTATTCCCAGTGAGGTTCATCTTGTAAGAGACTCGCCACTCACCAACAGGCATTGTTATTTGGACGCTTCCGAGGTTATACCAAACGCTATTAGTCGGTGAACTTTGCGTTATTTGAGTTTTGTAGCCGTGCCATATCTCCCATTTACCTTCTTGCACAGGCATACCATACGGTGCTTTCTGTGTTGAGTATGAGACAGCCGATACCCCACCACTTGTAGGGATAGTACAGCCCTCTGGTACTTGTACTACAACAGTAGTATTAGTAGAGAATGTAACAGATTGGATTATTCCGTAGTCTAGGGTGGCGGATATTAGACCAGACGCTTGCAGGCCGAATGGTGAGTCTGCGTTAGTAGCTACTGCTGCACCGTTAGCTGTTAGGTTGTTAGCGTTAGCTGATAGGTCGTTAATAGAGTTGTTGAAGGAGTAGGCAGAGATGAGGGAAGTTTCAGAGCCAGATAGACCTTGTGAGATTGAAGCGAGAATAGTAGCTTGAGTTACTTTAGCGTTGTAGATAGCTACTTGGGCGATTTTTCCTGGGAATGGCTCTGTGCCACCACCATAAGCACCGATATTTAAGTCGCCAGCTTGTACTAGGGCTGTTGGGTTTGTGCCAGCCCTTGATACGCTCGCAGGTACGTCTACACCATCGAACATAAAGTAGCTCGTAGTGGTGGTTGCTGTAAAGGTAGACATATCTAACTGAGCTGTGACATGCACCCACTTGTTCAAGGGTAGGGATTGGTACGACTGTACTCTACTATAGTTACCTGCCGCTCCGTTATAACCAGTAAGTATTACCTGTCCAGTAGCGGTAACTTGCATAATCCAGCCATTACCTCCCGTGTAACGACCTGCGATTGTTCCTAGAGTATAACTACTCAACTTCACCCACGCACTAACCACAAAGTCATCAGTAAAGGTCATAGCAGCAGGAGAAGATTTAGAGTAGTACTGAGTAGTACCATTAAGGGAAGTACATTGGGTTGGGGCAGATACAGTTCGTTCTGTGCGGAGGCGCATACCATTAGAAACTACAGAAGTTTTGTCTGTGGCGTTGTAAGTAAGGGTGTATGAGCGGTTGCCATTAGCTGCGACAGTATCGGGGGCGCCGAAGCCGACAGTCCAACCACTAGAGTCCGCTCCGCCAGTTTGGACGAAGTTAGCTGCGGTTATTGTGCCAGAGGATGTGATGGAAGTAGGGGTAATTGCGCCCATTCCACCAGCCTGAGTAAGCCCAGCAGAGAGAAGTCCTTTAGTAATCATACTTATATGAGTGGCTGTAGCGTAATCTACCACAGTAGCACCTAGAGCGTGCGTTTGGTTAGTTCCAGCAGTCCACTTAACTCCTGTTACTTGAACGCCAGCAGTATCAACAACACCAGTAAAGGTTTGCTTTTTAGCTGCGTCTGTCGGGTCGATAACTAGAACGATGATTTGTCCGTTGGTATATCCAGCTACAGAGTTAAGTCCTACGGTAGCAGCCCCAGAGCCCACTGAGCCTGAAGTTGTGGTGGTGAAACCATTTTGGGGTGATGGATAGTGATTGGTTACGGTATTTACGTTTGTGCTCATTTTTTTATTCCTTTATTCTGATTGTATATTAACATATTACGCCCTATCCAGTCGCCAGCTTCTTGGTAGTCCACCATTTGTAGGTGTGCCCCAAGTCTGAAGTGTTCTAAGGACGTAATCACCATCTAACGAGCTGGTGGTGATTCTCCACTGTACAGCGTTTAATTCTTTGCCTAGTCGGAAGTATCTTTTAACTGATGATTCGGAGAACAGGTCGATAGCAGTAGAGGTGTCGTCCCAGAGAGTAGTGTCCCATAAGAACGTGTCCCAACCAGTAGTAGATAGGGTTGAGGTGACGGTGGTAGAGCCCTGTGTCGTGAACCCACGCCCACGCTCTAGTCCAATTAACTCTACACCTATTTCACCAGACGGGTTAGAGAACTCCATTTCAGCCTGTTCTGTCCACTGGAACTCAAACCTATTCTTAACAGTAGGGTAAAGTCCTGTCATCAAAGTAGAAGTAAACGCTGCCCCATAGTCCCCTCTTATAGAGTCAGATATTTCACTTAATGTGGTGTCGCCAGGTTTAAGAGCTAGAAGTTTGGGCGAGCCTGCGGTATCGGTGTAGCGGAACATCTTTTTGAAGCCTAGTGTGAATGCAGTGGGTAGCCACGCCTTACGCTCGGTGTCATATATAGTCGTGGTGTTATTAGTAGACGAACCGTAAGGAACAGAGAAGTACACTTTAGCGTCAAAGTAGACTGATGCAATAGCTGATTCAGCGGTAGTGGTGATTTGCTTAACCGTTGGGCGGATATTAGCCGACGCCTCGTCTGTGGAGAGTAGGTTAAGGAACTGCGCTCTCGAGCCCAAGTTATAGAATGCCTGGTTGTTGTAAAACATGTAGTCATTAAGTACGTTAACTACTGAGCCTGGGGATGGAGTACCACGAGAACCTGGGAGCTTGTAGGCGGATGGAACGGTGACGCTGATGTCGCCCACCGTAAAGGTGTCCAAGCTCATCTGCAACACACAACCCTGTCCATCGGCGCTACTACACCAAATAGTAGCAAGGGGTGTGCCTTTACCGTCCCTATAGTCCTCAACGTGCTGGGGAATATATTTACCGCCCGTAGACCATTCGAGATATCCACCATCATAGGCGCTAGAAAACGAGCCCCACGGTGATATGCCAGAAGAAAACCATATTCGGTAGCGATTAGCTGTATCGCGGACACCATACATTCTGCCACCCACGTTAGTAAGTTCTTTGACGAGTGGACCTTGTGCAGTAGAGGCTGTTGGAGCAAGGGTTGATGGTATTGGAACGGCAGAACCGTCGTCTACCCAGGTGTATACGGCGGGGGTGTTTGGGTCTGTGGCTACGGATGACAAGTAGTAGTAATTAACATTATCGTCACTCAAGTAAACATCCCACCTAGTCTGAGTGGTAGCGGATAAGGGCATAGTTAATGTAACGTAGTTGGTGGTTGTGTCCCAGGAAGTTCTAGCTAGGTTGCTAGACACAGTAGCTCCAGTGTTGACTGCTGAAGCCGTGCTGAAACCAATCGTGTTGACCCTAGCTATCTTGTAGTAGTAAGTAAACGCCGTACCTGTAGCTAACCCTGTTTCGGCTGCGGAAGCTGCCGCTGGAGTGGCTAGAGTTGTGTAGACCTGTAGAGTAGTAGTGCCGTCATAACGAGTCATATTGTCCGTACCGTTAGTTAGGTACAAAAAGGCGTTATATTGGTTCATTTCAGTGGGTATGTTCGGGGTGAGCGTCGCACCAGTACAAGCAGTCCAAGTAGTACCATCGTTAGTAGAGCGATAAACTACCCCACCAGCCACACATACAAGGTGTACAACGCCCGCAAAGTCAAAATAGTCTACTCCGTCTATTGGGGCGTTCATAACGTATGTAGTGTCCGCAACGGTCTGTGAGGTAAGGGTCGTGAGTTCGGTTGTGCTAGTAAAAGCAGACACAACAGCAGTTTCGCCCGTAGAGAAGACGATTGTCATACCGACCATCGCTGAAGTCCAAGTCGTGCCCACTCCAGTAATTGTAGTTCCCGATTGAGAAGCTGTACCAGTAGAGTAATAAACTGGGGCTGTTCCGTACCAATCCACACCTGGTCTAACTGTAGGCTGTCCGTCCTCTACTAGAAAGATGTTATCAGCTTGCTCTAGGGCGTCTTTAGGAAGCCTAGATTTGTCTATAAGAGTAATAACTCCCTTTTTGAAGTTACCTAGTGTCAGATAGTCTGGGGTGGGAAACTTGGTTGGTAGGTTTTCATCTACGTTAATGGGCATCTAAACCCCCCAAGACGTACCACTATTGTCGCTCATAGTCCAAGGATTCGCCCACGTCCCCGAGTTGTTGTCCAGTTGCATCTGTTTAAGAGCATTTTCGGCGTCTGATTTAGCGGATGTGTAGTAAGGATTTCTAGCTGCTCTAAACTGACTAGCGAGCATTCGGTGTACTACGAAGTAAGGGTCTGCCATTTCAGTAGTATCTGTACCTGTTGTGAACTCTGTAGGGTTCTTATAGTAAACGTAGTCTATGTCCATACCATTTAATGCTGTTGGTGGGGCGGGGTTAAGATGTAGGGTAAATGCGCCCGATACAGCCTTAGTGAAGTAAGCGTAGTTAGCTTGGTCGCTCTTGAATTGAGCCTCGTGTGGGTCGATTATTGCGTAGGATTGTTGAGTGTTGCCGTCAGAATCAACTACTTTCACGAAACCGCCAGCCTCTCGGAATGCTGTAGGTGCTGCGTAAGTCTTGGTGCCAGCGGTGATAGTAACTACACCACCAGTATCTTCGGTCTGGGCTGTTGTAAATAATTCTTTCCAGTAAGTGCCGTCGTAGTTTTGCCATCTGTTAATAGCCTCATTAGCAAGGCGTAAACCTACTGTGTATTCGTCATCTGTAGATGTGGGTATATCGCTGTCAGCCCTAAACTGGCTGTAGTATGCGGTAAAAATTGCGTCGAAGTCCATGTTATTTTCCTTTTTGTTCTTTACTTATCATATCACTTAAACCAGTGATTTCTTACTACTTACTTTAATCTTGCCCACCTTGCCAGAAGCCTTAACTTTCTTAGAAGCAACAGCTTTGACTTTAGGTTTAGGAATTCCGCCACTAGATTTCAACTTAATAGCGTACTTATAGGCTGATTCTACTTCTGGGGAGCTTGAGCCACCACCTGAACCACCTCCATACCCGTTCTTGCCATAACCTTTTGCGTACTTAAGCTCCTTGTAAACCTTTTCTTCATCACTCTGAAAGCCGAATGTGGCGTTGTTCCACTCTTCGGGCGATATAGCCACAAGCCCCCGAGCCTTACGCTCGGCGTTTGTCCAGTCGAGTTTAGCCTGGTTGTAGGCTGTTTTGCCCGCATCCACAGCATCATTGTAGGCGGGCTTAGGTCCCTTACCCTGAGAATATAGGGCGTAAGCATCGTCATAAGCCTTTTTAGCTGGTGGTTTCTCTGGGAACTCTGCGGACTTATGTTTGACTAGCTCATCATTAAACTCACCGTCCTTACGCTCTGGGTAGTATTTTTTAGCCTTGTCCTGGTATTCTTTTTTAATACCTTCATATTTATCCCACTCAGCGTGAGCATACATTTTGCCGTCAGCCTCTGCGTCCTCGCCTGGCGCCAAAGACTTGTTGTTTATTAGCTGCTTACGAAACTCCAGGCTAAGGCGTTCATCAAACTCTGGTTGAATAGGTGAGCCCTGTCGTTTATTCTCCCTCTTCTTCTTGTCTAGGATTAGGTCATACAGCTCAGGGTCGGCGGTGTATTCTTTCCATTTGTCTTCTGCGAAGTTGAAGACTGGAGCTTTTTTGTCCCGCTCTTCGCCTGGCTTAAATTCATTAGCAACCTTTTCTCTTAACTTATAGTAACCTGTTAAGCGCTTAAACCTTTCCTGGGTGGCTGGAGACTTATCTTTAACCATGTCGTCTATTTCTTTCTTCTCGGCGTAATAGGCGTCATTTTGACGCATCTCTTTTAGCCTCTCGGGAGTAAAGCGTTCACCCTTAAGAGCGGCTAATCGTAAGCCAGCTTGAGCAACAGTCATGTCCTGACCATAAAAGTTCTTATTGCCCTTCTTAGCGTCTCGGATGTTTTCGACATCACCAGTCTGCGTGACGTAGCCTCTGGCAAGGAACTCGGCCAATCTCGCAGGGTCTTTTTTGAATGTTGGCTTACCTGTTTCTTTGTCAACGTATTTATAGCTTATTGTGCCGTCTGGATTATAGATTTTACCCTCTGGGTCTTGTATGCTCTTGCCCCTGAAGTCACGGTCTATAAGCATTTGGTAAGGCGTACTAAACGTCCTTGAGCCAACTAATTCTTGTGGCTGAAATGATAGTTTGCCACCCTCCTCCCTGAATGGGATTGGAGCTGGTGAAATCTTTTTTGCCTCATCTAGTAGGCCGCCACTAGTGTCGCCACCAGAAGTATTTATGGAATAGATGCCAGCTAAGCGTCGAGGGTCAACCTCATATACGTTACCCTTATCGCCCACAAATTTACCAGCATTAAATGACCATGATGTAGGTAGCACCTTGCCAGTATCGGGCAAGGAATTAGACTCCGTAAATTCATTGAGTTTGGCGAACGGGGTATTACCTGCGCCAAAGCGTGCCTCGATTTGCTTGCGCTCTTCTTCTGGCACATCTTCCCATGTAAAGCTTTGGAAGGCGCTATAAGCGGCCATGGCAGAGATTAGGGCAACGGGGTGTCTTCCAGCTGCGCTTCCGAGAGCTCTAAATACCTCTGGTTGAATGGCTCTAAATGGTATGCCTAATACTGGCAGACGACTAAAGAACTGGTAGATTTCGCCTGAGTTTCCTATGTTGGGAAGAGCCCTGTTTACAAATCTTGCAGCTTCTTGTGGGGTTGCACCTTTCTTTAACTGCCATTCGAACATGGCAACTTTAGCTCCTGCGTCAGTGTTCTGGTAACTCTTTTGCAACTTGCCTCTCATGCCCTTAGACTGTCTTTGCACCCCGCTAAACTTAGCTAAAGCGTCGGTATCATCTATAGCACCATAGGTCTTAGCAAGGCGGGTCATTTCATCGCCACCCCTTTTTAGTACATTCATATAGTGTTGTTGACGTGCGGCAGCTTCGGGAATGTTAAACCCTGAAAGCTGACTCTGTACGATATTAGCGCCCCTGTTGCCTAAACGTGTAGCGGGGTTAAAAACTGTTAATAACTGGCGTAGACCATCTTCAATTTTACCAAAAACTCCAGCTTGCCACTTATCCATAAGCTCACTAGCAGCCTTAGATGTTTGGCTTTCTAGTCGGTCTCCACGACCCAAGATTGGGTAACTCAAGTCCTTTCTTACGAACTTTCCTGATAATTCGCCATACTTGGGTGAGTCGGGTATTTGTAGATAACCACGCTTATTTGTGTCTGAAACCGCATTAGCTATTTTGCCGATAGTTGCGGAGTATTGCCCGATTGCCCTGTTGTGAAGCGCAATCTCTGTACGAATAACAGCTGCTTGGGCGGGGTCTCGTAACATACGGCTCTGTAGTTCTTCGGCTATATCCTCTAGTTGTTTACGGCGTTTAGCTGGGTTAAGGTCGAGAGTCTTGTTTTGGCTGAGAGCGTAAGCCTCTATATCGTCGGTCATGCCCTGAGATTCGTCAAACTGATAAAGACGAGGCATGTGCATACCCTCATCACCTTTAGCTATGACTTCATCCGCCATCTGCCCTCGGTTTAATTCGTTTCGTATTTTGTTTAGTTCACGCACCTTGTCGAAGTATTGTCTTTCCTCTGGGCTGAAACTTTCAATAATCGCTTTAGATGTAGGTATATCACCAGCATTGTGTTTCAAGAAAGCCTCGAACACCTTTTCTTTAGAGGCTGCCATTGTTGGCTCGTCTAGGTTTTTCAACGGAGCTTCTAGTGTTTGTTGAATGTCGTCGCTCAAGCTACCTATACCGCCCTGACGACCCTGTACCTGCTCAACCAAGCTTTTTTCCGCATTAGTTAGTGTAGATTTGCGATTCAACCCGTAAGCGATTTGTCCCACCATATTAACGATAGGATTTTGGTTTCTTAAAGCCTTGCCCAAAAGATTGTTAGTTCCACCAGTAACAGCATCGGCGGTTACGTCTATTGGCTTATTAACTTTGGTTGGAACTCTAGGAATTATACCGCTACCGCCAGTAGTTAAGTTACCGTCAGCTAGTAGTTGCTCTTGGGTTTTGTTACCCGCCAGTTTTTCTAACGCCTGCTGACCCTCAACATACTGTAGCGGTTCTTTAGGAGCAGACGTTATAGTTTCGACTGTTGGTTTTGGACGTGTAGCTACGGGCAGTTTTGGCGCTTCGACTCGGGGCGGTACTGAATCAAGTTGTGCTTGTTTTAACTGTTGGTCGCTCATGCCGAGAGCACTAGCAATTTGCTGTTCTGAGGCTATGTTATTATTAGGTAATGAATCAACAAGATTATTTTCAGGTACAGGTGCTTGTGGGGCTGTTTCTTGCTTTAGGGCTACTTTTGGTAATTGCGAAGCTTTAGGTATCTTTGCATAACCACCTTCGTTTAGTTCGGTGTTCGGGCTGTTCACTTTGAGAGTACGCTGTGTACCTTCTGGTACGTTCTGATAGAGGTTATTGCGTTCAGCACTAGACATTCGTGGTGGGACACGATTTGGTAGGGGTTTCGCTCCGTCAGGCAATAGGGTATTATTTAGTTGTGGAATATTCTCTGTACGAGTATCTAACTGGCCTATTGGGTTTGCTTGTTGTGGGCTTTGTAGTATGGAGTTATTGGAAGGCGAAACAGAAGCAGTAGTCTTACCTACTTGTGGGGCTTCACCCTTACCCGGTACTTTAGCAAACCCTGCCTCATTCAAAGGCTTCAAAGGATTGCGTACTGCTTGGATAGCATCTTGGGTGGCTTTAGCAGATACTTTAGCACCTTTGCCAACTCCTTTGAGTGCAATTTTAGCACCTGGTAGTAATGCTTGTGAGCCTACAGCTCCAGCGACAGGAAACGCTACACCACCGATAGCTAAATCTGTAGCAATTCTCTCGGGTGTGATTGCCCTACCTTGAGCAGCTTCTTTGCTTAATTGTATGCCAGAAAAGGCTGCGTTTACACCTTGATACTTAGGGCTGACGATGTTTGTGGCTGCTTTAGCTGTTATCTTACCGCCTAGACCCTTAGTTCCTACTTTGGTTATTCCTTGAGATACCTTGGCTGTGGCGGGGTTTATTGCTTTAGTGACTGGGCTTGTGGCTACTTTAACACCTTTAGATACTGCACTCGCCCCAGAAGCTACTTTAGGTATTTGTGATAAGCCCGTAATACCTACTTTACCGAGTGAACCAGCACCCTTTAAAACGTATTGTAAGAGAAGTTCAGAACCTAATTGTGCGCCTTTGTAGATGGCTTGGTTTCCGCCCACCTCTTTAAGCGTGTCGTCTGTTTGCTTACCTAGAGCTGTAGCACTCTTACTGAGTCTGTTCTTGCCTAGACCTGGGGTTACGAGGTCATAAGCACCACCAGCTGCTTGTGCGTAACCTGCGCCCACTCTAAGAGCGCCTAGACCCACACCTTGTAAACCCCTGCCTACTGGGCTTTTAGTTACTGCTCGTTCTACTGGTACTGATACGTTATCTATAAAGTCTTGAGGGCTAGATATGGGTGCGACTACTGGTGCCACCACTCGCCCTACAGGTGTTTGTCCTGCTACTCTGACAGCGTTCCTAGCTACACCTTGAGCTACGTTAGACGCCCCACTATTAACTGCTTGTTGAACTACACTCCTATTATTAGTAGGGGTGCGTTGTTGATATGTCCTGCCATTATCGAAAGGGTTTACTTGGTCGAATATCTTTGACCCGAGTTTGCGAAGGCTTAATCCCATGATTAGTCTTTTTTTGGTTGTGGTACACGATAACGGTAGCCAGTAAGGGCGTCGTTGATACTGCGCCCCATTTTATATCTGTTGAGTTTCTGGTCAAGACTTGTGTCCAAGTAGCGCCTGTAGTAATCTTGCAAGCCTTTAGGGAGGTTTTGTCCTGTGCTCATAGGTATTTCGCTTAGGTATGAGTGTAGCTCAGTTCTCATAGATGGATTAAGTTGGCTAAACTTAGAAAAAGACTGTGGTGATTGGTTGGATTTATAACCCTCTGTTCTTTTAGATAAATAATCTTGAATCGCTGGGGCGGTGCTTTGGTTGTAAGCTTTTATAAAATCTCTACGGTTTCCATAGCCACCCTTAGAATCAGCAGCGTGAAGTCCCTCGTGTGTAATCACGTTAGGGCTTGCGTACTTTGGGTCAATCTTTATTTGTTGCTCGTTTATATACTGGTTATAAGGACGGAAACCAGACTTACCTACTGAACTATAAGTACCCGCAGCTTTTATATTGTTGAGTCCACCACTATTTATCTGGTTAGTTATTTGTGGTTGGGCTTTAGCAACAATCTCCCTGAATTTGGGTGTCCACTGGAATTCCTCGGCTGCTCTATTTACGGCGCTTCTAGTCGCATCATCCATTGGCTTATAACCTATAGACTGTTGGTTGGGGTCGGCAGTTGGAGCCCATATTGGCATTCCCATAGCCCTCATGCCTTGCTCGGAGTCGTTGCGTGGAGCACCCATGAGCCGTTGAGAAGTTTGGTCTCTTGAGTAGAGGGGTAGTGGACCACGTTGTGCTGGGACTGGAACTGGCTGTGGGCGTGGGCGGGCGGCTGGACTACTATAAGTAGCCCCATTATCAAAGGGGTCTATTTGGGCTTTTACCTTTTTGAAAAGATTGAGTACGCTCATGGTACTCCCCTATGCTATCGTTCGTTTACCACGGTTAAGACTAAACAATGGTAGTTCTGATGCGAATGGACCAGTATTTTGCTGTTCGAGAGGTATTTCTGTGGAGTATTGGAATGCGTCAGCGCCAAGGTCTCTTCCTTCTTTGCCGAGCCTAGAAGCCTCTTCCATCCTTTGGTCTTCTGATTGTGCCTGTATGCTTGCGATTCCAGTGTTAAGCTGTGTGTCTAGTCCTTGTAGTTGTCCTACTACTTGTTGACGGACTTTTTCACGTTCTTGGTCAATAGCGATACGACCTGGTAGCGAAGCGTTAGCCATAGCCGCGTCAAGTTGGGCGAATTTATCACGAGCGCTAAGTACAAGCTCGTTAATTTTACTTTGCTTAGTGGTTCTTATTTGGTTAGCTCCGAGCCGTTGTTGCTCTGCAAAGTTTGTCTGGGCGGTTTTAATGTCGTCTTGTCCTAGTGCGAATTGGTTACCGACGTCTGCCATTTGTCGTTGTCCTTGGTTGCCGATAGCTGCTGCGATTGCGCCAGCTGCGCTTGAGTTTCCTGCGTTCTTGTTAGCGAGCATAACGCCACTAGAGCGTATTCCACGTCCAACCGAGCCCATAATACCTGCTACGCCTTGTTGTTTGGCGAGATAGTTCTTAGCTGCGTTTTTATCTATAACTGCTTGAGCTGTGCGATTGCTACTTAAAAAAGCGTCTATACTGTTGCCGAACTCGGCGTTAATTCCATTAGCTGAGTCAGTAGCAGAGCCATAGATGTTAGACTTTTGTTTATTGAAGTCATTTACAAGGGTGTTGTATTTAGCTTGACCACCCCATTGTGCGTAAGGGTCTGGGGCTGGGGCTTGCTGTTGTGGTTGTTGTTGCTGTTGTTGCTGTTGTTGTGGGGCGGGAGCTGGGGCTTTAACGGTTGTATAAGCGGAGCCTGGTGCGTTAGTAGGAGCCTTGAATGCTGGTCTTGCGGGAGAACCAGGTCCCCATGCGCCACCACCACTACTTCCTCCACCACCACCCGCGAATGCGAATTTTGAAAGTTTTGTTACCCAGTTGTCAGCCATTTTATTTCCTGTGTTTGTTAAGACTTGTGTAGAATTACTAACTACAGAATACCACCAAAGTCAACAAAAAAACAAGAGGGTTCACCAACCACAACAAATAGAGGTAGTATTAGTGATGCTACCGACACAAAAACCTATGCTAACGGCTACTAATACTATAATCAATCTTTTCATATAGACACCTTATCACAAGCTATGGTTAGTGTCAAGTGTTAATCGAGTGGGATTATAACCGACCCTGTTTCAGTGTCTAGTAAGTTAGGTACAGTAGCGGTTATTGAGCCTAGATTGTCTACTACACCATCTACGATTTGGTCTACTGTGGCTGCGCCTTCGTTTACATAGATAGTTATTTCCATCTCTCCTGTTCCACTTGGGGCGAAAGATGCTGTGCCGACACCAGCCATTTCAACAGTCATACCAGCAGTTGCACCTAAAGCACCTGATAGCGCACCAGAACCAGCCATCTCTACGATAGCCTCTAATAGTCCACCACCTATAGGAGTTAACTCACCACTACCAGCCATAGTCACTTCAAGTCCAGCTAATAGACCGCCTGTAGCTTCTAAAACTCCAGTACCAGCCATTGTAACTGTACCCTCTAGTCCTGCAACACCTGCGCCTGTGAGCGTGGCTGTACCGTTCATATCACTCATAGACATACCACCCACTCGGTAAGGTATCATCCATGCACTAGGGGTTAGGTAGCCCTGTGGGAGTGCTGAGGTTAAGGGTAGGCCACTAGACGTTTCGGGGTAGTATCTTTGGCGATTCTGCCCCATAGCGTTAAAGGCGCTACGAACATTACTAACCTGAACCCCACCTATATATGTAGCAGGGTTCTTGAGATAGATTGAGTAGTTGCCGAGTAATGCCATTTTGTACTCCTTAGTTGTAAATGAAGTCTAGGTGTCCGCTGAATGCAGAGTTAGCTGGGGTGGCTGCGCCACTACCGATTAGGAAGTAAAGTGCTGCGCCATCATAGATTCTTGGTAGGCTTGGTAGTTGGTTAAGAAAATCACGTTCCGCTGCTACGCCTAGTGTGGTGATTGGGAAACGAGCCAACTCTTTGTATAGGGCTACTGTGTATGTGCCAGATACATACGATGTTGAGTTCCTAATACCCTCAATAGAAGCTATGCCTGAATCGCCTGAAGCTCTAGGTACTGCATAGTTGTACTTACCTGCACCTGTCGCACCTGTGTATAGAATGTGCGAGTTAGTAGCTGCTGTCTTGCCTACTGGTAGAACAGTTGGTGTAGCCCTTGAAGCTGTTTGAGCCGAGTTTGTGTAGTTCAGCGAAAGGTTGGGTGTTCCTGCGCCCATAGCTGTTGATGCTGGGTTGAAGAAAATAGCGTTAAGTCCTGCGCCATTTGTGTAGCGAGGGAGTAGCCATGAAACCGTGTGAGTTCCTGTGCCAGCGTCAGTGATGTTAATAGCTGTTCCTGCGACTGCGTTAGCGTATGAGGTAGCTAGGCTGAATGTAGTGCTAGACAAAGCTATAACGTAGTAATCTGTGGCTAAAGCTAGCCCTGCTGGTAGTGTTGTGGTTGTTGTTAGACGAACCTTAGTGCCAGTTAAGACGTTGCTTGGAATGTTGGCTGTTGAAGTCCAGGTACAAATATCTGTTCCTGCGTCTGCTGTGAATGTGTCAGATTGTCCTAGTGTGTTAGTTGTAGCCTGTTCTGTAGTTGTAGTAACTGTGGTTACTCGGTAAAAGCCTACGATGTCCACAAGTGTCATAACAGTTGGCTGTGATGTAGCTGCTGCGCTGACTGCTGAACCGCTAAGTAGATACTTGTTGTATGTTGGCTGTACGTTACCACCATGCTGAATTGAACTCGCTGATGTTGTCGTGTCTTTTACTGCTTGGAATGTGAGGTTAGAACCTGCGTCGAAGATAGCGTCTGGTCCAGGGTTTCCGTTACCCCTAGCTAGTGAGTGCCATTCGTTAGCAACCGCTGCTGCTGTTGGGTTCATGTTCTTAGACCAATCGGTTCTCCATGCTTGTCCGTTGGTCTGTGCGCTTATTATCTGGTCTTGTGATGTAAATCCTGCCATTGTTTTGTTCCTTGTTTAAGTAAATATTGTCTTAATATCTCCCATGAGTGCTGTTGCTGCCAACGTTCCTTGTGGTAGGCATAAAAAGCTCAAATAGGCGTCATCGTATATTCGTGGTACTGTGCCACTCTCTAAAAAGTAGTCTTTCTCGGCTGGTGCGGTAATCTCTCGTATAACAGAAGTGCCAAGAGGTTTGACCAATACCAGTGTCATTAGTCCTACATCTGCGTCAAGCATAAATACAGAGTCAATGCTGCGTACACCACTATCTCCAGCCTGTAAGCCTACAAACGGCATTGCTGAGGCGTTGTTGTTAGCACCAGAGTTCTGCAACGTACCTAAAGCAGCAGCGTTGTTCTGGTAACAAATCTGTGAAGTCCTGCCAGATACACCCTCTGAGTTTGTGTAGGTAAAGTAGAACCTTGCACCGCCTGTTCTACCAGCGACAGATACAGCTATGACTTGTACGCCATCACCATCCGTGTATCGAGGTAGGGTAACAGTGTTGTCCATTACTTGCTCGTCTAGGACTGAATCATCTATAGACGGGTAGTAAAGTAGATAGTCGCACAATACCATTGTTAGAGGTAGGGCTGTGGCTGCGGTGGCAATACCAGTAGTGAGTCGTAGATACTTCTCGCTTGGAGATACACCGCCACCATGTTCAAGCCCACCATCGGCTGAGTACGATACAGCCTTAGCAATCGCAGGTGGAGCATCGAACCAATACTTAGGTACTGGTCGTCCTGGACTCATAGATAGGTCAAACCATAGACCAGCAGTAGTAGCCTGTGAAGGTGTTTTACGCCATGTATATTGGCGAACCTTGCCAGCTTCTTCTGCATCGACTAATTGTTTAACACTACGAATCATTAGGCTGCTTTCATCTTAACTACGATTTTAGTAGGCTGTCCTGCGTTCATCTTGCTACGGCCTTTAAGGTCTACGCTCATACCCACCATGATAGGTGTGTCTTTAGGGTAGTTGCCTGTGGCGTATTCTTCGGGAGTTACTACTAGAGGAGTCATATTAGTCCTCAGTTACAGTAACGCCAGTAGTTGCTGCGAAGAACGGTGTAATCTGGTTTGCTACAGCTAGTGAGCTAGATAGTGCGCCAGAGTATAGAATCTTGCTAGTGCCACTTGAGGCAGTTGTTATTGAAGCGTGGGTAATTGTGTTACCTGATGCACCACATTGAGGGAATGTAATCTGAGCTGCGTTAGTTACGGAGCTTCCTGATACAGTCCATCCTGCGCCACTTCGTGCTACTGCTACACGAGCGTAATCAGTGTAAGTTGCTTCGTTAGTTGCTGCTGTGCCTGCTTCGCCTGGGTCGGCTGTGTGTAGTGCTACATATAGAGAACCTGCTGTTGCTGAGTTCTGTAGACCACCCGCATCACCGATGTCGGCTATGTCTGTGTTGTTAAAGATGAGAGCTAATAGGTCGTTCTCAAATGTGTTTGATTTACTCATTTCTTGCCTTTCACGGTTACTTCACCGCCTTTAATAGTTATTGTTGCTTGTTGGACTTCCTCAATAGATAGACCATACTCACGAGCCAATTTCTCGTAGCCCAATATGAGCCAGCTATCGAGCTTATTTGACACTGGAGTTTTAACTTCTTCTTTGACTTCTTTTGCCATAAGACTCCTTTAATAGGTGTAGCCCGTACGGCCACTCCATTGTTTTGTAAATGTTGTTATGTCGTCCGCAAACGTCATTGTTCCTGCCGACTTGTTGTATCGCTTGATTTGCCAAGCTGCGTCAGTGGCATCAGAGCCAGCTACCGCTTTACCCAAGTAGACAAGATTAGTGTCGGTTGTGGTGTCGTTAAATGATTGATAGTAAGTGCTTCCAGCCAAAGAACCGATAGAACTACCGTCAGGGTTAGTAACCTTGAGGGTCGTGGGCGCTTGGGGCTTCATCCTAGTCGTGTTTTCTAGGCTAGTAAGCTGTTGAGATATGCCCTCCCACGCAGATAATAGGGGCTTGAAGTCGGTCTTAGGAACTTGGGGAATGCCTTTAATAGCGTCTTTGAATGACTTAGATAGCCCACTGACAGCCTTTTCCACACCCTTGAGGTCAACGCTTGGAGGGCTAACGTTGACCGCAGGAGCGTCGACTTTTATTTGTGGTTTAACGTCTATACCTTTAATTGAGGCGCTGAGAGCCTTTTCTAGCTTAGATACGGCATCAACTACTGGTTTAGCGTAATCGGGGGTTTCTGGGGCTTCCTTGTCCCTTAATCCGCCCAAAGTTTCCCTAATGTCTATAAGAAGTGTTCCTATTTTGTCTACGTTACCGCTGTCGTCTACTATGTTGATAATTTCTTGAGTCATCTTTGCGATGTCTTCAAGTGTCTGTAGCTGAGTTTCGGCTTGTTGGTATTGCTCTAACTTATCCCTCTGTTCTGGGGTAAGTGTCGCTTTGTTTATTTTTGGTTGATTGTCCATTTAAGCCCATCTTAGAGATTGTCTAAATTCGTCCGTGTTAAAAAGTATTTCTTTTCCGTCTACTACAAGTACGAAGCTATCTTCTGGGATGTTCTTCTTTAGTTCACCAGCCTTTAGATAACGCTCTTGTATCTTGGGGTCGACGTGCCAAGCAAAAACCGTGCCGTTAGACAAACGCTCATAGCCCTTGTCTCTTTCGTGCATCTTAGCAAAACCCGTTGCACGGATTTCTTTACGCTTACTAGCCTCTTGTTCGGCTTTTAGTGCGTCTAATGAGGATATTTTGCTGTTTCTTGCCATAAATTGTAGTACCTGAATTTATCTTAACAAAAAAGCACCCATCATTACAATAGGTGCTTAATTGTGAGTAGTTCTACGCAGGTACGTTGATATCTACTTTGGGTTGGTCGTTGCCGTCAACTGTTGGGTTGACAACACGAGGGTCGTTTACGTCGACTTTTAAGTTCTCAACAACGTGTTGTACTTCTACAACTTCGCTGACAACTACTTCGTCAACTTCTACTTCCTTCTTTTTCTTACCTAGAGCCATATTATTTCCTTACTCCCAGATTACTGAGACTTTACTTGCGCCACCTGTTACTACAGTTAAGCCTGTCTGAAAACGACAGCCTATTTCGTAACTACCCTCAACTACAGATGCTTTGAATACTGCCAAGATTGTGCCAGCAGCAGATGTGTTGTCGTAGATAGTTATTGTGCCAGCCGCTGTTTCGCTGATGACGATACGAGCGAGGCTACCACGACCAGTTTTAACTGTCGTAGTGGTTGCTGTACTAATATATGTTGAATTTAGGGGATTCATTTAATCCTCCTACAACGTCGTGTTCTTATCGCCAGATAGTCCTGGAGCGCCAGCAGTTGTAGAGCTTGCTGAAACAACACTTCCGTTTACGCCCGCACTAGCTGTTGCGCCAGTGAATGCCCAGTTGGTCATAGTTTCAGTAGTGGTGAATGCACCGTTGGCGTTGCTGTTAGTAGAAGCAATCACTAATGTAGTTGCGTCTTTTGCGCCAGCAGTTACGTCTGGGTGTCGCTTGGTTAGCTGAGAATAGTCAGTACCTCGTACTGCTACAGATTCAGTTCCGTTGATAGCGTCCTTGATGTTATCGAGAGTGTTAGTCGCTGCTGCGCCAATCTTAATCTCGTTAGCTACAGTGTTATCTACCGCTGCACGGAAAGTATAGGTTACTCCGTTAACTACGATAGTTTCATCTGCTACTGCTACACCAGATGATGTAAGAGTAGTGGTTGCTGCTGTACCAGAGATAGTTGTTTGTCGCTTCTCTAGGTAAAGAACCTTTTGTTCTAGCTTTGAGTCGTTAGGAATGGTGCTTGCGTCGAAGCCTACAGCCTGTGCTCGTATGTTTAGTTCGTTTCGTGATGCCATAATTTCTAATTGTCTTTCTTTTATTACACGGTACTCGGACTAAATTGCTTTTCCCTGTGGGGCAGTTTTAACTGATGCCCAGCAGTTAACTCAGTAGTTAGACTACGGAGCAGTTGTGCGAGTTAGCTCAATTACTGAAGCTGCTCGTTCAACACCCACACCGTAAACAGTGTGAAGTACGGCTTTTGTGCCGATTTGGTCAACGCTATATTCCATTTCAAACTTTGGAGCTTGCTGTTTAGCAAGGTTGATAGCTTTCTTGTGGAAGAATAGGTTGCGTCCTGTAGTGTTGGTAGGAACGTTACCGCTGTGGTAAAGGTCTATACCGTATACAGAGCCTGTTAGGTCTAGTGAGCCGTCTACAGCCTTGCCAGTTTTACCTGTTTGGTCGTAAGCGACGTACTTGTTAACGCCTAATAGGTCAGCCTTAGTGTTGTGACCGATAACACCATAACGCTGTGAAGCTGGGGTGTTAGCTGAGTCTAGGGCTGTTACTACTGCCAAGATGTCAGCGTCGTCAATAGCTGCACCGCCAGATACAGTTGTACCTGCAGATGCGTATAGAGCCATTAAGTCAGTGTCAATCTGTCGAGCTAGGCTTTCAGCCATGCGTGTTTGGAACGCACTTTTTAGGTCGTAGCTAGATTGGATTTTAGCGATGTCTTCGATTAGAGCAGCGCTGTAGTAGTGCTTGTCGATTGCAAGCGTGATAGGAGCACCGTTAGGTACATCGTAAGTTACTGCTGTTGAAGCAGACTTAGCACGAGCGTCAACTTGAATTGCGAATGGGATGTTTACTGTATCACCGCCGTCAGATACTAGACCGCTTCGGTCTTGTACTAGATTAGCGATAGCAAGCATCTTATCGAATGGTTGCTGAATGTCTCGTGTCCACTTTTCCTCGATATATTGTGCGGTCTGCGCAATAGCTCGGGTAGTGTTCGAGTTGGTTGTTGGGGTTGCCATTTGAGACAATCCTTTCTATTGTTAGTTTTTAAGGGCTGTGAGGTCTATTTGGTGCCAAAGCCACTTTGGGCTAGTTTGGCTTCAAGTTCCTCATCAGTCATCTGATGGGCTGGTTTGTTTAAGTTCATGCGCTTTGCGGAGCTACCGTCTGGGCGTAAGCCTGTAGTTGCAGCTTGCTTGGCGATGTTCTTGGTTGTGTCGGCTGTCATAGCTTTTGCTAGACGAGTAGATAATTCTACCCTTGCTTCTACGAAATCAGAGTAACGTATATCAGGTCTTTCGACTAAACCAGTCTGCTCATTGTAACCAACTAATGATTTGTATTCCTCGTTTACGGCATCTGCCATAGCGGGGTCAAAGTTAGCGGTGTCTTTAGGGTTAAGCCATGGATACTTCGCTTCTGTTTGGGGTGCATCAAAGTTTAATGTGGTGCGCCATTCACTTGTGCGAATCTCCGCTCTTGTCGAGTCGGCTCCAGCCCTATATTGAGCTTCGGCATAAGCCTGTCGGTCAGCTTCCAGTTGTTTAATAACTTCTGGGTCTGCGTCTAGGGCTTCTTGATAGTTAATTGCCTCTTGTTGGGAAGGTGCGACCTGTGGTTGTTCAGGTGGTGGTCCATACTTCTTTAACAACTGCTGAATGCGTAATTGCTCACGTCTCGATGGTGGCTTTTCTTCAGGTTCTTCGTTTGTGACTTCTTCCTGCGCCTTATCTTCTTCAGGTTGCTCTTCAGCTGGTGCCTCTGACTCCTCGGGAGTCTCTTGCGTGTCCTGTTCTACTGCTGTTGATTCCTCTTCTTTAGGAGCTTCTTCAGCAGGTTCTGGACTGGCTGGCTCCTCTCCTGCTATCCGAGCATCTAGCTCTTCGTCAGTTAATTTGCTAACGTCTTCGTCCATTTTGTATCCTTCTTCCCTCGATTGTAAGGCGGGAGACCCTTTTTATTTACAGCCCTCGTATACGGCGGGCGACCCGTTGAGTTTATAATACTACTTTCTTTAATATCGGTAAACCATTATCATCTACGCCATAACATATATAGTCGGGCGGAATAGTCTGTCTAAGTTCGCCCATATCGGTCATTCCTATAAGTTCGTTACCCTCTAATCGCCACTCACTAGGCTTGAGCGGTTTAAGGTTCTTGCGGATTTCCTCGTCTGTTCCGTGGGCGTCAGCAGTAGGTAGTGCTACGTCTAACTTTCTCATTTGGTCTGTTTGCGGGTGATAGTATTTAGGCATCTTCGTTTTCTTTAACTGCTTCAGAGGCTATTTGGTACATGTTCATTAGAGCTTTTAGTTCACCTATAACTCGGTTAGCTACAGCCCAGTCCTCTGCGGTGGGGCGGACGTCTAGTGCTACTTCCGAGCCGTTAGGTAGATACTGCTGGTAGAACTTGATTCTATCCTCACAGTGCTCTTTTATTCTCTTAAACTCTTTAGTCTTAGAATACTTAGCCATTTTCTTTTCTTCGACTAAGACTTCTTTCTCTAGGCTCATGTGGGGCAATTCTACCCCAGTTATATCACCTATCAAGTTGTTCTGTGGCTCCATCTTCTGTTCCTCCTTGTGGCGTTTGTGGTGCGCCTAATTTATCCATCTCATTAGCAATTTCTGCTATGTCTGGGTCATTGTAACTGCCTGTTGGGTTGGCTGTTGCTCTTTGGGGCTCTTGGGGATTGCCTGACATACCAACAATATGTTCGGCTGCTTGAGCTACTTCTGGGTCGTGAAACATTCCAGCGCTGTTCATTATAGCTTCAGGTTGGCGAGGAGTGGGTTTGTAACCTAGTGTCTGGATTAGCTGTTCTTGTAGCCCTGGGTTGTCGTCGCTACCGAGGTAGAGTTTAATCAGGTCGCTAGGGTCTATAGGGTTACCAGCAGGGGTTTCAACTTGGGTCTGGGTGAGTTTCTGGTTCTGCATTTCAAGCTCTTGCATTTTCTGTTGCATTTGAGCTTCTTGTGGGTCTGGTCCTTCTTTAGAGGTTACGAACTCATCGGCGTTAGGTATGTCGCTAAGTGTTCCGAAAGATGCACCAATCTTTTCTGGGTGGATTTCTACTCGTGGGTCGTCCTTAAAGATGTTCTGGAACTTGCCCATATTATCCACAAAGCGTTCTAGGTTCTGGAGTTGCTTCTCTTTGTTTATCTGCATAGTCGAGTTAGTTGTGATGTTAAAGCGATACTCAACACCTTTTAGGGCTTTAGGGTCAATTCTTAAGTCGCCAGCTGTGAGGGTTTGGTCTGGGCTAAATTTGCCTGAGAATAGTCCGACAACATCTTCTAGTCCTGCTTTTCGGATAGCTTCGATGTCTTCGCCGAATAGTGAAACTGGGATATCTTCTGTTCCTATATTAGCTACGAGGCTAAAGAATCCGTCTGTAAGTTGCTCGATAGCTGTTTCTAGGTGGCGACGTTCTGCACCATCTCGGGTTGCTTCCTTAGATGAGTACATCTCAACCGCTGCTGGGGTCTTACCCTGACTCGGGTTAAGTGATTCAGCACCAGGGATTGAGGCGTTCTGTGTTCCGTAAAGGCTAAGTAGTGAGCCTGTTAGGTTGGATTGTGCGCCTTGGTAAGTTGAAAGTCCTGCGGTGTTGGTAGGCATTGGGCGGATAGAGTTAGGAATTGTCTCCATTAGGACTGGGTTAGCTCGAGTTACGTCAAGTGTGTGCTTAACTACGCCGTTAGCGTTGACGATGATGCCAGGTGCTAGGTTTCTCTTTAAGTTGGCGAAGTAGAAGTTAGTTAGACCATCTCGTGCGAACTGTAGTGGTTTGGCACGTTGGAAGTCGCCAAGTCCGTAGAATGAATCAAATAGGGGCTGTGAGTATTTAACTACGAAAGGTATGCGTCCGTTCTTGTGGGGGTTGTCTAGTTCTCTAACTTTAATAAAGCCGTGGTCTGGGGCGAAAGTACACCATTTACCATCTTCACCAGCTTCGTAGCGAGTAGCTAGGCAGATACCTTTTTTACTTCCGCTAGGGTTGCGGTCTCGCTCAACTAGAGTGTCTTGGTCGCTATCGTTACCAGCGTTCTTATTTCCTGCAGTTTCGAGTAGTTCTGCTAGAGCGTCTCTGTTCCAGCCATCATCTACACCCTCTTCAGGTTCATTTTCAATAATCTCTTCAAGCTTCTTTTTGCTCACCCAAGTTAGGGCTGTAACGTAATCCATATCTTCTATAGACACTTTGCCTTGCTGGGGCACGAGGTTGCGAGGATTCCACAACCAACAGTCTGGTCCAACATATCCAGTGTTAGAAGTTGTCCAGTCGTAGAACATTGGCATATAACCGTAGACAGATGAGTAGAGTTGCCATAGGTTTAACTTCTCTTGGAATGGGCGTTGGGCGTTTGCGTTAGGGTAAATCCACTTCTGGCGGAGAATATCCATGAATCGTGCCTTACCTACATCTGCTTTACCTACGCTCTGGGTTTCGCCGTCTGGGGTCTTAGCGATAACTCGGTCTGCACGTTCTTTAGCTAGGGTCATAGCGTAACTGTCTGTAATCTTGGAGCTGTCTACTGAGCCACTGACTGAATCGTATACTTTGCCGAGGAGCATAGCCTCGTAAGCATCAAAGTCGTTAATGTAGTTCTTGTGAATCTCCCAGTCAGAATTGTAGTCGGACCTAAATTCGTACTCGTAATTGCTCTTTTTGTCTGATTTGTCGTATTTTTGTGCCATATTGAGTGGTTTTCCTATGTTATAAGCCTTATTTTAGCACTTTTGTTACAAAATGCCGTACATGTTCGTTTGTTTCTCGATTTCAAACTTCAACGGCTTTTCGTCTTTAACTAATCCAAACTTGAGTTGTAGGAACAGGTAACGTAGTGCGTCTGGTCCGTGGTCATCCTCTTTGACAGGTACATCGCTAGGGTTACGCTCTGGTTTATCTTCTGGGAAGCGGTAGGCTTCAATCTCTCTAATCAGGTTTTTACAGACGCTGCTGAAGTAAAGCGTAGGTTTGGGCGGTCCTGTGAGCTGAATGCGTGGCTTTAGCTTTTCGGTGACTAAACCGATGCCCACTTGGTAACCCTTGGTGTCGTTCGCCTTATTTACGCCCATCATCGGGTATTCTTTGCCCATTATCTCTATTGCGTCCCTGTTTGCAGAGTCACCTATGATTAAAGATATGCGCTTGTCGGCTAATTTGTCTCTAATTCTGGGCATAACGTCTGTTAAAGTCTCCTCTCGCCCGTACACTTCGTCGATAACGTACCAGTTCTGGTCTTTATCTACTCCTAATAGTAGGAATGCGGTGGTGTGCCAACCAAAGTCGATAGCCCCGTAATAAGTGAGGTCGTCGGGTATGTCGTGTGGCTTAACGATATGGACATCTCGGTTGAATGAGGGGTAGACTGCACCCTGAACAGCACGAAACTCTAGCTCTACTTCCTGTAGAAAGGTGGAAAGTGTGCCTTTTTTGGTGGCTTCAGCCTTTTCCTCTTCAATAAACTCTTTTTTAACGTAGGGTGAGTCCCTCCAAGTGGCTTGTTGGTAGAACCAGCGGTCATCTTCCTTGGCGTACTCGACTAAATCGTAAAAGTGGTTATAGCCTCTCGGTGTACCCATAAATATAGCCCAACCGTTAGTTGTGGTGAAGAAGTGCTTATAGACAGCGTCCCAGTGGTCGGGGTTTTGGGTGGCATATTCGTCAAATATCATCCCATCGCCCTTAAAACCACGATGAGTATCGGCTTGGTCAGAACCTAAGAGCTGGATTGTGCTTCTAGGCTTGGTTTTGTCGTGATTAACCATGATTGTCTCGCCGTTAGGGAGTTTAATCGGGGTGTTCTCGATGTAATTCAGCTCAATTAACAGGTCTTGCTCGTTCTTTTTGTGGATTAACTCTTTAGGAATGAGCGGAACGTACTGCCTCCAAACAACCTCGTGTGCCTGTTTGTAGGTTTGAAAGACGATAAAGTATCTTCCTTGCTTTAAGACAGCACTAATCCAAGCGTGTTGGGTGGAAAAGAACGTCTTACCCGACTGACGCCCCCACATAAGGACGCCACGTTTGTAATCACCAGACATAAACGCCTGGTGGGCTTCTGCCTGCTTACGGTGAGCCGAATAGCCCATTTACAACTTCTTAGTAATCTCGTTGAACGGGATTGATTGCTTGTCTACACCGCTAGCTTCGTAGACTTCTACTATTCGGTTGCCTATGACTTCTTGGCGTTGGTTCTTTTTAGTTTGGGCTTTTTGAGGGTAGAAAGGCTGTAGTTGGAATAACCAATCACGCATTCTTAGGTAGCGCATTTCGTCTAGGAATTGCTTTTCGTTCAATTCGTCTACTTCCAGTCCGTGTTCCCTAGCTACTGAAATAGCTGCTTGAGGGTCTTCGTGGAATATCATTTGGTAGAGCATGTATCGCTTGTTAGTTGGTTCGTAAGTTTCCTCGTCCATCACTATCTTAATCAGTTGGAGGGTGAAGCGAGGCTCTTTGGTGTTGATTCCGTCTTGAGTCTGGTAGCTAGTAGTTTCTACTTTGTACTCTAGTTCGTAATTTAGAGGGAATGCGAATCTCTGTAATTTGGGCTCGGCGGATAGTCGCTCGGTTGGGTTGGGGTAGTTAGCTGGGTCTACAACGTACTTCTCTACTGTACCTACTAAGCGTCCATTATTTGTGGCTAATGTGCTTTGTGGTTGGGTAAAGTTCCTGTTCTGGGCTTTTAGTTCCTGAACTTGTCTAATTAACTCGGCTATATCCCCGTCGCTATATGAAGTCGTTGGCTCGGGAACCTTGTCTTCTTTAGGTAGTTCGGGGGCGGTCTTCTTAGATTCTGTTGAAGCCTTAGCTTCTCTTGCTAGGCGCATTTTCTCGCCCCAAGCTCCCTTCAATTCCTCAGTCATTTTCTTTTGTGGCATTTGTTTCTCCTAATTTCATTATTTCTTTTGCGGTGTGCTGGATAATCTGGTCAGCTGCCGCCATTTTAGTTGCTACGTTCCGTGTAAAGCCCTCATCCTTCCACGGCAAAGCCGCTACATGGATATAGAGGTCTGTGAGGAGTGATGTTACGTCCTTCTCTTTGATAGTGT